AGCGCGCGCCGCGGAGGCGCTCCTCTCACCCCCGCCCCCGGCACCCCCCCCGCCCCAAAGGGGGCGTGGTAACCCTATTAAACAACCAACCAACAACTGACATGATCAAGAAACTTCTTCTCGGCCTGCGCTTTCGGCTGGCCGTTCATAAGGCCAACCGGCAAGCCCGCCGATACGGCCGCAAATACCTCGTGATTAACGTAGGCGGCGACCTGCTGACCCTCTCCAAGCAAGAGCTCACGCTGCTCGTCCGCCGTGGATACTTCTATCGCGGCATCACGGCAGCCCATATCGAAGCCCATGCCCTCCACGTAGCTCTCCCACGGCCCTCCAGCCGGTAGGACTTTTCGTTTTTCACTTTTCGTTTTTAGCTCCCATGTTTTTGAACAATCTCGACTATCAAGTGATGATCGGCCAGCGTGCCTTCGACCTCATTCAGCAATCGGATGAGGAGAACCGCCGGCGCGCCGAGGAGATGGCCCGTGAAGAGATGGCTGGCTACCTCCGGCCCCGCTACGACGTCGAACGCATCTTCGCTCGACGCGGTGAGCAGCGTAACATGCAAGTCGTGATGTTCCTCTGCGACATCACCCTTTACCATCTGGCCTCGTGGCTCCCGCAGAAGATGGGCTACGAGGTTCGCGAGATCCGCTACCGCCGTGCCATCGAGTGGCTCCAAGGCGTACAGAGTGGCAAGATCGTCCCCGATCTCGACACCCCGGACGACTCCAACGGTGAGCCCCAGCCCTACAACCTCACATGGGGCTCCGAGCAGCACAGCAACTACATCTGGTAATCCCCAACAACTCCCGACAATGAACATCACCGACTTTTTCAGGCGGCGGACGGCTTCTAAGCTGACCACCGTCGACACCCCCTATGGCCACTTTGATCTCGCCAAGAAGGCCGACGCTCGGCGCGTGAAGGCCGTCATGGCCGAAGTGCAACGACAGGCCGAATCGCTCACCCGGCAAGAGATCGACTCGTGGCGCTCCGGCTGGCAGCAGGCGCTCGACGTGGAGAATCCCTCCCGCCTTCGTCTCTACAACGTCTACCGCGATGTCGAGGTAGACGGCCACCTCTCTGGCGCCATCGGACAGATCAACGGCTTCGTCAAGGCACGCAGCTTCAAGATCATGTTCGGTGAGAAGGAGGACGAGGAGGCACGCCGCATCTTCGATCGCACTTGGTTCAAGACACTCGTCGACCTCTATTTCTCCGCCCGCTACTGGGGTCATACGCTCATCCAGTTAGGCGACGTCGTCTTCACCGAGGGCGGCGTGCCAGCCTACGACAGTGTCCTGCTCATCCCCCGCCGACACGTCATTCCGGAGTACGGCCGTGTCGTTGCTGAGCAGGGGGACGACTGGCGCAAAGGCATCGAGTATCGTCGCCCCCCCTTCTCCGACTGGCTCATTGAGTGCGGCGGGCCGTACGACCTCGGGCTTTACCTCAAGGCCGCTCCGCACACCATCCCCAAGAAGAACATGCTCGCCTTTTGGGACACCTTCGGCGAGGTTTTCGGCATGCCCATGCGTATCGCCAAGACGACCTCGCGCGACCCATCGACACTGAACAAGATCTCCCACATGATGCAGAACATGGGGGCGAAGTTTTGGGGGGTATTCGAGGAAGGGACGGACATCGACTTGAAGGAGAACCAGCGCACCGACGCCTTCAATATCTATGACCGGCGTGTGGATCGGGCCAACTCCGAGCTCTCCAAGATCCTGCTCTACCAAACGATGACCATCGACAACGGCAGCAGCCTCTCGCAATCAGAGGTACACCTGGAAGTGCTCAAGAACCTGATCGAGGAGATTGCCGATGGCCTGCGCGATATGGTCAACGGCCAGCTCATCCCCCGCATGGTAGCTCACGGCTTCCCCCTCAAAGGGGCGTCCTTCGAGTGGGACTACGAGGAGGACTACACACCGGAACAGATGACGGCCATCGAGACCATGCTGCTGAATAATTTCGACGTGGATGCAGGCTACTTCGAGGAGAAGTATGGCGTGAAGATCAACGGCCGCCGGACGTATGCGCCCGTACCTGACGGGCCGACTGACGCCGACGAGGAGAAGATGATGCGGACGCTCACCCGTTTTTTCGGGCAAGCCCCCCGCGGTGGGGGCGACCCGTTTCTTTCCGACTTCTGATCGATAGGCAGTACTACGGCCATACGCATACCGATGCCGCGCACCCCTGCCCGGCCTGTGCACTGGCCAAGCCGAAGGGTGAGAACGAACTGCCTATCGACATGAATAAGTATATCGAGCAGGCCCTGAAAGACCTCTACAATAAAGAAGTCGATCCTCGGCGGGAACCAGTCCCGGCACTCTATGGTGGCTTTCTGCGCACCTACAACCACGCCGTCGATCAATCTATTGACAAAAAGCAGCAGAGAACATTGGCGCGTCAATTCAAGAACAACAATGAAGTCTTCTCCGCCTTCCGCGCCCACCGCATGAGCCGTGATATGGCGGCCCAGATGGTCGACAAGGAGGGCAACCTGAAGTCTTTTGACCGCTTCCGTAAGGATGTGGAACCGATTGCCGATCACCACGTCCGGCAGTGGCTCCGCACGGAGTACGACATGGCGCTCTCTCGAGCCCACTTAGCGTCCGAATGGGAGACCTATGAAGCGGATCGAGACATCATGCCCAATCTGCGCTGGGTGGAGAGTACAGCCATCACCCCGGATGTGGTACACAGTAGCTTCTGGGGTATGGTGCGACCCGTGGACGATGCCTTTTGGGCTGCACATCACCCCGGCGACCACTGGGGCTGCCAATGCTCTCTCGAGCAAACGGACGACCCCGTGACGCCCATCTCTGACGAGGTGATTCGAAAGGCGCCCCCGCCCTCTCCCGGCCTCGAGGAGAACCCCGGCAAGACCAAGCGCATCTTCTCTGACAATAGTCCTTACTTCCCCGGCTCATGCGAGACATGCCCTTTCCGGCACTTACTCAAGGAACCACGCACCGAGAAAGACTGCTACAACTGCCCGGCAGCTGTTGAAGCCTCCAGTAGGACTTATGCCAACAACGTGGAAGTGCTATATGAATACAACGGACATACCCTTACGCGACACGTTGATGTGGAAACAGACAAGCACGACTATCAAAACGTAGTCGATGTCTGTAAAACATTTGTCCGACAAGGGAAGTCGTGCATTATGACGCCAAAACTGAATGGAGTAGAGAAGAACCCGAACTATCCAGCGATCTATGGCGACTTGATCGGAACGGAATTCGAGAAGAGTTGTCCCGATATCCGCATAGGAGAACACTGGTATGAGCACGAAGGCTACGATGTTTTAAGGGAAGGCCAAAACAAAGACAAGTTCTCAAGTTTGCTATCCAGAGGCTTAAAGCAATCTAACAGGGTCATTCTCGAAGATTGCAAGGTAACAGATCACTGGGCGATAGAAAAATGTATCAGGCCCCATCTTCTGCGAGGGAGAGACATTGAAGAGGTCTGGATCCACTCCGGAAAAGGTAGGCTTCGGTTGCTCTGGAAACGACAGGGCGGCGACCATCAATAAAGACAGCCTCCGCCCCGCGGGTGATCCCCTCGCAAGGGTATCGCCACAAAGGTAAATCTACTTTTCAAACACCGATCAAACGGCATTCAAACAGCGCATAAATCATGACCGACAAGCAATTTTTCCGCAAACTGGCGGCTGTTCGTGGAGACATCGACAAGCTGGTGTCCGATAAGTGGCCGCGCAAGGCCGGTGTGATGGCCGTCAACCTCTTCAATGAGAACTTCCGCAAGGGAGGCTTCTTGAACAAGGTACGCGTGGCTTGGAGGCGCACCAAGCGGCAGAACAACCCCCGCATGACGAAAGCCGGCAAGACCACTGCCGCCTCGTCCTACGGCCCGCTGCTCAGCTCCCGCCGACACCTCTCCCGATCGAACGAGAAGATCGTCAGTAACGGACAAGTGACCATCGTCAACAAGGTGCCCTACGCCGCCGTACATAACGACGGCGGACGCGCCGGCCGGGGACACAAGACCGAGATCCCCAAGCGAACCTTCATCGGCCCTTCCGAGACTCTCAATAAGCAGATCAAGGACATGATCGTCGAAGACCTCGACAAGCTCCTAAAGAAGTGACCGACAAAGTTTGCTCGTCTTATTTATGAGACGAGCAAAACCCGCTATTCATGTGGGTTCGCGGGGTGTCCAGCCGCCCCAAGTTCGATTTTTATGACGGCTTTCGGGGCTTATCCCACAGCAACAGCAAGGCCCCGCCGGGGGGGGGCCTTTCCGGGCCCCTTTTTTTTTGTCTGGTCACACGCG